CACGCATTGAGCTGCCCTTTCAGTTGCAGGCCCATGTTTGCCACCCTGTCATAAAAGGAATCAAAATCGAGGTTGTCCTCTGCAAAGGTACACCGGATTTTGAGGGTGCCGGTGAAATCGTAGGTGATTCGGTCGCCTGCGGCCGGGGCTGCAGCAAAGGTAATCTTGTCCGCCCCGTCGGTGCCGGTGCCTTCTCCAAAGGTGTAATCCACGCCGCCGCCTGACTTTTCCACACCGTTCACATATACGGTATAATCGCTTGAATTCTTGGCAGGCAGATTAAAGACCGTGGTGGACCCATCGCCGGTGCCGACATATTCGCCCTCGTAGGTATTGGCTGCATAGGTGGAGGATCCCACAAAAAAACTGAATGCCTCGTATGATCCCTTGCGGTCCAGATAAAATTGCCAGAGGGTGGCGGCATTGGCCTTAGTGATCCCTTGATATACAATTCGCGGGTGGCGCTTAGGATAGAGCCATTTTTGCTTGCGCTGCTCCTCTCCCAGGTCATCGAATTGCGAGATCAGGGTCTTAAACTGGATAGTGAGCGGGAGGGGCTCATTTGGTGCGATGGTGTCGATTTCTGGGAATGTCGCCATAAAAATTACTCCGTAATTTAGCAATTCAGCTCATAGCTCTAAGCTGCTATTAACTATCAGCTAAACTGCTATCTTTAAATCGTACTTCTGATCATCTGCCTGAGCGCTCTGCCCCGCTGTAATTCTTTGACTACCACATCGATGATATATTTGCCGGATTCCTGACGGCCGCCTCGCTGTGTGGCCTCTAATGCCTGGCCGCTCTGGTTGATCATATTGATTTCGATATTCGTGCCAGCGCCCTGGGTCTTGACGCCCAGGTCGCCTGATCGTGTGCGTGTTAAGGGTAAGACCCCTTCCGGGCCTTTTTCGCCCATGAGGCCGGCTCCTGTGGCCATTGGAAAGATGGTGGGCCGTTCCACAATGCCGCCCCTGCCATAGGGAATTATAGAGCCTTTTTGAAACACACCGCCATGTGCACCGGTGAATATTTTACTCCAGTCTAAGCCCAACATCGGCTCAACGACCTGTTTCTGGATCACCATCTGGGTGATCATGCGGCCGAATGATTCCAGGATATCGGCGAATGTGGTTTCAGCGGTCCAGAGCATATCATTGAGCTGGCTTGAAAAGGTGGACGCCCAGCCGGTGACGGCATTTTTTAGATGATCAAAGATGGTGACGCCCTTCTCGTCAATAGATTTCAATGATTGCGCCAGGCCCTCATCTATCTCTTTTTCAAGGAGCATTATTGCGGTCTGTTCGCCGGCGATCCCTTCTATAAATTTATTCTGATCTGGAATTGTTTCCTGCATTCCTTTCCGGTACGCTGCCCAGGCTGCCTCGCTCTGTAATTGAAATAATCTGAGCTCTGCATTGATCAGGCCTAATTCATAATCAAATTTCATTGTGTCGGTTCCAGTATCCGTGATTCCGCCGCGTGTACTACTTTTTCCCAAATTTTTTAATGATCGATCAAACTCTTCATTTTTTCGCATTTGTTCGATGATAATCTCTTCACCGCCTTTAATCATCGATTCAATTTCAATCATGAATCCTTTGATTGTTTCTGCAGCATCACGGTATGGTTCACCAAGACGACCGGGAAGCTTTCCTAAAACAGTATAAAATTTCTCTAAACCGGAAAGTAAGAAATTAAGACTTTTAAGCGCCGAAACATTGAGAATGTCAATTGCAATAACGCCTTCACTTATCATATTTATAAGAAATCCCATGCTTTTTACTATGTTAGTCATCGCCGGTAATAATTTTATTCCTATTGCTGCTGACATGTCTTCAATATTGGCCTTGAGTTGCTTCATCTGGTTCGCATACCCTTCCGAGGTACGTGCCATATCGCCGATTGCCGCCTCCGATCCTTCGACCATCAATATATAGGCGGCATGCGCCTTGTGCGCTGCAGTGAGTTCATCCTTTGTGGCTGCCAATCCCATTGCGAGTGCTTTTTCTTGAACGACTGTTGCGTTTAGCACCACGCCGTATTTTTTCATCGTTTCGTAGTTACCCACCAGGCCGGACTGAATATCCGCCATTACCTGGGCGGTGGGAAGATTGTTGAAGCTTCCGAGATCCGCAGACAGCTTCACGACTTCAAAGGACATCCGGCCAGCCGCATCCCTGGCCATGCCCATCGGCACGAGCAAATCCTGGATCGATGCTAAAAATTGTTTCGATTCGCGGGTTGACATGGCATAGGAATCGACTAATTGACCTGCCCATTTTTCAGCGAGTGTGATCTGATCTGCAAAAACCACATTAAATTTGCTGTTTACTTCCTGAAGGTCGGAGGCGGCAGTAATAACCTCTTTGGCGACTAAAACAACGCCTGTCATTGCCGCAGTTACTGCCAGCCAGTGCTGACGGAGCTTTTGTAGGGATGAGGACATGCTCGCGGTGGAGGCCCTGGCATTGGCTTTCATTTTATTAAATGCCTGCTCGGTGTTTTTATCGAAGCTTTTGACAATTTTCGTTCCCTTGTCAGTCACTTCCAGGGTAATATAGACTTTATCTTTGGCCATTAGTGTTTCCCGCGTTCCTGTTTTGTGATCAGTTGATGAATCATGATTAATTTTTCCAGCATACTGCGTGCCTCAGCCCTGGTAACCTGAATATCGAGCACTTCAAAGACCAGAGGAAGAGCATGGAAGTCATACACAAACTGTGTGTTAATAATGTGATAGAGCTCCCAGATCTCATAATTTGCATCCGTGATTTGGTCAATCGGGCAATTTTCACATTCCGGCTCTGTAGCAAAATCCTGCCAGACCCGTTCGCAATGCGTGCAATCAAACTCCGGATAGTAGATCCGGCGGGTGACGAATGCTTCGAGGTTTGCTATGTCTTTTTTTTTCCCTCTTGATTGCCGCTGCTGATAGAATCTGCGTCACATGCCTCGATGATCTGCACCTTGACCGTGCCCGGGAGTTTATTTTTATTGACCTTTGCGCATTCCACATCCTGGCCCGTGAGCGGTGATTTGATATTCTTCCAATCAATGATCATATAATCGAGCAGATCCTCATTCACCGCATAATCATCCACCTCTTTGATCCAGCCACCCTGCCGGAAATTTTTGGTTCGTGTGGTATGTCTCTTTTCAATCTCCTTGTAGATTTGCGAATCAAAGCGCCGCAGGGTGAAACTGCTCTCTCCGATGGCCAGTTCAAAAGTCTCCTGGTCCTCGATAATTTCAATAAAGCTCATATAGCCTCCTTTTATGCATTTGCTTTAAATGATGGCACGCCCTCGAGTGTGAAGGCGATCGCCTCTTTGATGATCTCATTGACCGGTGCCTTGTAATCCAGGGATTCAAAGACAGCCCAGACAACAAAATGATCGCCGGTCTGGTCCTGGTCCGGGTCGTAATTGAAGAGCTCGAGCAGAAAATAGTTCTGCGTGGTATCGATGGAATCCTCGAGCTCCGGAAAGAACGCATCGCATCCGATATAATAGGCTTGTGCATTTCCTTTACCGCCTGCCTGGCCCGGGAGATAGTCCTTCCACTCCTGACCCATACGCAGGATCTCCGATAAATCTAACGAGAGATCCAGAGACCATTCATAGAGATAGCCGACCTTTTCAAGGCCGGACCGGACAATATAGCCATTGTTGCCGGTAACGGTCACGACCGTGACATTGCCGTCAAAGGTAGCCTTGCCCTGGGAAAAATCGGTAATCAGGACGTTTTTTGACCCGGTATCGCTAAACGTGGGCGGGCTGTTCGGGTTGATGATCCGCCGGGTTGTCTCGGTGATCTGTGCATCGGCACCTGATTCGGTGCATGCCTCGTCCCTGAGGTTGCCGATGGTCCACTGATCATCGGCCGTGTGGCCGGTGGTGGCCCCGAATGTGATGGTCTGGCCGTCGCTCAAGGTCTGGGCCGCACCGGTGATAGAGACATTTTCCGTCCATCCGCCGCCGTCTTTTCGCCATTTGAATTTGTCGGGCGTGCCCTCGGTCTGGATCACCACCTCAAAATATGCGGATGCGCCGCCTGAGTAGCCGGTGCCCCAGGTGACATCATTGAGGCCGTTGCCCTTAAAATTGTTTGGTCGCAGGCGAAAGATTGCCGCCACCTTCCCATGCGTCGGGACTGTTGGGCTTGACATGATTCACTCCATTCATGTCCGTTGTTAGTTGCTTGTTGTCCGTTGCAACGGACAATGGACCACGGACAACTGATAATTCTTACTGTGAATCTGACAGGCTCGGTGCGCCGGATCCCACAAAGGTGAAGGAAATGTCAACGTGTCCGCCCACCGGTGCCGAAACATTTATGTTATTGATATAAATATCGCCGTTCCAGCCTTCGGTTGAGCCGTCGATCAGAAATTTCATATCCGTGAGCTTGGTGCCCGGGCTTGCCGTGCCCAGATTGTCATGCAGGGCCTTTTGCTCGGTGTTGCCGAGCACGCAGTGCCCCTTGAAATCACCGGCCCAGGATGCCTGGCCTGGGGTGTTATCTTTCCAGTTCTGACCCTGGCGTTCCTGTGGTGCCATATCGATAGCAAAATTGAGATTCCATCCACCGATATAATCAACGGCAACGTCGTTTTTCTCCAGGCGTGCGACCTTGCCATGCGTGGGTGTGGTTGTATAGGACATTGTACACCTCCAATTTTAAATAAATGTTTTCTGTGGTTATGTTTTACGTTTTCCTGTCTTGACTGTTCCGCTTTTAGCGGAATACTCAAAGATTACTGTTCCTTCCAGGTCCAGGATCTGAGTGATCGCCTCCGGACAATCCATGCACCCGGGCTGGACATCATTTTTTTTGAGATTCCGCAGGCAGCCCTTCTTTTTGGTGCACGATATTTGTACGATTCCTTTATATGGGATCATGATTTAGCTCCTAACTATATGTTCCATGCCGCACATAGCGCACGGTCAGGGTTTTCATCTGAATCGCAGTTTCCTCGTTGGCCAGAAGCTCGCTTTCTGTTTCAGAGATCAGCCATACCTCATCGGCCTGGCCGGATAATGTGTTGTCTCTAAGCGAATCTTTTACGTCGGCAATGATATCCAGCACACCTTTTTTGCCGGTGGCCGTATCTCCCATGATTGCGGCCTCGGGTTTCTGGAGCTGTACATAGGCGACTATCTTCACCGCCAGCTCGCCCGCTTCATTCGCTCCCTGTGTGTCTACGCTGTAATCAATGGCGCCATCCTTGAGTGCCACCGCCGGGAATTTCACCGCCTCCGGGATCAGGCGCTCGTCTTCGGTCACGTAGATATCGCTGCTGCGAACGTACGTTAAATCCGCATATAATTGGGATTTAATGGCAGTTAAAAGACTCTTCATTTCGTCATATAGTCCTCAAATATTCGCCGAAATATTCTCCAGTCCGCATCCTGAATGACCAGGAAGGGCCGGGCTGGCATATCAAAGCCTGGAATCGTGACCTTCTTTGCAAACCGCACATTTCCGTTCCTGTCGATCCAGCGCAGGGCCTTTGCACGCTTTGGAAAAATGGTCCGTCCCGGAATCCTGCCGCCGAGTTGATGCATGGCAGCATATTTCACATTGGTGCCCACGGTGAGCGTTTTGCCTGCCGCCTTCATGGTGATCGAGCGCATAAGCCGGGCCGTATCGATCAGGGTCTTTCCTCCGGTAAACTGTGCACGCTTACTGGGCTTCCACCGCACAGGGCGACCGCCCGTCTTGAAGGTTTTGCTAATCGAGCGCAGCAGCACCAGCCCGCACTCCTTGAGCGGCTTGCCTGGCCTTGTGAGCCGTGTGGAGAGATTCTTGAGCGTGGCCTTCATCTCTGCATCATGGATCGTGGTTTTGATGGTGATCATTTCAATCCTCGAACGATCCGCCAGGCGAACCAGAGCCTCTTTCTGAAGGGTAGTTTCCCGATCGCCCGTATCATCGCCATATAGCGTTTATTGGCGACCTTCCTGATTTTTTTTGCCACACGCCCATTCATGCAATCAAAACCCTTTCATTTTATCCCTGGTAAATATCCGGTCTGATTGATCAATATCCGGCGTGTTGGACTCGGCAGGGCTTCCGTCCGGGTCATCCTCTCCCAGGGTAGCCAGACCTTTGGCCACGTCTTTCAAGAAACGTATCGCATTCTCGTACCGCGTTTTTCGATCCTCGGGCGCGCCTTTCCGCCGTGAGTAGAGATTGTAGATGGCAATATCTACAGACAATTTTCGGACCCTGGGTGGCACGGTGGTAAAAGGGATCGTATACCGCTTACCGCAGTAGGAATCGATTTCCGAGTCGGCATCCGCAATGGCCCGGGTGACCGCATCGTCATCGACCACGCCGGCATCGGCATCATCGGTGAGCTGGATGAGGATATCCTCATCCAGCTGCTCCAGAATGTCGCTCTTTTCGCTATAGGCCATAAGAAAGCTCCGCTTTGGTCCGTTGTTCGTAGTCCGTTGTCAGTTGCCGTGATTATTCCGGTTTTAGTAATTCAAACAACTCCACCTTCCGTGCCTTGTCGTCGTATTCAATGCTCCGGGTATCGAGTTCGGCCTTAATCTGCGCAACGGTCATAGTGTCGATAGTAATGCTTTTTTCAAGCGCTGGCTCCGGTTCAGGCGCTGGCTCCGGTTCAGGCTCTGGCTCCGTCTCCGGTTCCGGCTCCGGCTCCGGTTCCGGTTCTATCTCATCGGGAATCAATTCCACAATCAGCATGGATTCGGTCTCCAGGGTTGCGAGTTCTTTTTTTGAAAATCGATCATCGGGATAATCAACCGGCTCCTTTGGATGTGACATACCGCACCGGCGAAAGTTATGCCTTTTGCTCCGTATTCGGATCATGATAAACCTCCGTTCTGAGTTCTGGGTTCAATCCCGATCAATCGGGACTGAACCTATGAACCTTTATTTATTATCAACCAGCGCCCGTGCTGCCGTAACTCATCTGCCAGAGACCATATCCTCCGGCTGCCCGTGCCTCAGCGCCAAAGCGGAACTTTTTCCGCATAAACACGTTATCGCTCTCCTCAGAGGTCTGCTGCACAAAAACAGGCTTTTTCCGCTCTTGATATACGTATGGCTTTAGCGGCCGATTCGTTACATGAAGCATCCACTGGGTTGTGCTGGTAAGTCGTGGATTGACAAGCAGTTTTGCCGTGCCCTTATATGGGTTCGGGCTCTCGTCGGTGAGCTTATCGCTCTCGAGCAATAAGCGTCCCGTGGCCTCCAATGCAGGCCCGACTTCGAGCAGATCCGGGATCAGGCCAAGAGGCCTGCCCTCGTCATCCGTAAAGCTCATGATCGCCAACCGGGCAGCGCCGTAACTCGCGGCTGCCGCTGCGGTAGTGGCCGCAGAAAGAGCCGCGGTGCCCTTATTGCTCACGCTGGAGCCGGCCACATCATGATCATCGTCATAAAAGAACTGGCCGTCATAGCACAGATTTTCGAAGGCATTGTTCTTGAGATCCGCATCGAGCTCATCGGGTAATTGCTTGGCGCTGAACCCTGCCTCCTGGGCCTGGGGCGCATAAATACCAAGGTTATCATCCTCGATATCGTTGCGATCCACCTCTACAGTTGCCTCCCAGTCATCATTGACCACGGTGTACTTAAAAGCCTCCAGGGCCTTGACAACCTTATCGCCCAGCCACTTGCGCATCTTAGGAAACCGGGAAAGCCAGGTGTAATCATTCTGGCTCGAGCCGCTGGGCACCAGCATGGTGGTTTTCTCCCACAGGCTCGGTGCCGCATCGAATGCCTTGTTGAATGTGGTTTTCAAAGTTATGAAAACCGCTGTGAGTGATGATTTGTTTACTAACATGATAAAACCTCCTTATTTTTGTTTCGAGTTTCGTGTTGCGGGTTTCGTGTTAACCTGTCGAGAGCGGCTCGACTTGAGCTCGCCGACAAGTCCTCAAGGTCGAACGACTCGTAGCCCGCAACTCGTATCCCGCAACTGTTTTTTACGATGTTAACAGCTTGGGCGCATACTCAAGCCATGATCCCAGCACATAGAGCGCATCGTCCGCGTGCGCGCTCGGGGTCAGCTCGATGGTAACCGTCTGTGCCCCTACCGGAATATCCGTGGCTGCGATTGTGATTATGGTCTCTCCGAATGCCTGAGCAATCGTAGCCGTCACGTCTTCCACCTTGGTGTCCCCGTCCATGAAATAGGCATCCGATGCCAGGGTCACTGTATTGGCATCCGCGTCCTTCTTGGTGAGCAGGTGCAGAACCAGGTCTTTCGTGACGTCTATATCCGGTGGCAGCGGCACTTGAACGATAATCGCCACCACGCTGGTAGCCACCCATGCCCACCTGAGTGCGCTGTCCGTATCGCCGTTGGCCATATCCAGGATCGGATCGGTTGCAGGCCCTCCGAAAGTGACCGTGTTTGTTCCGTCGCTGAGCATCCAGGATGTCAGGGGAATCGGGATAAATTTTTGTATGCTGATCAGGTGCTGGTAGATCTCCTGGAGTGCCGCCTCCACCTCGATCTCACTCGTGAATGTCCCGGCGTCCGCAATGCTAATGGCCGATGCCGCATGGGCCGCAGCGCCGTCGGCAATATGGGCCGCCGCATCCGACTGGCGCACGGCCGGCTCGATGTCGATCCATGCATGAGTGGTGTCGATATAGCCCGCGATGATCCCGCAAAAAACGTCATGCGTTGTTTCGCCCACTATATCCACGGTCTGATCGTCCACCAGGTAGACGCTGTCTCCTACGTTCGCGATGGTGATGACCGTATTCAGAATCGCCTTGACCAGGCCGCGCCTTCGCAGGACGACGCTCTTATCGCCGCTGTCGCCGTCGGAGTTATCCTTATACTCGGTGGCCCAGCCCATAAAAATTAACCCTGCCGTATCCGCGCCTGGCTGTGCATAGCCATCTGCATCCACACAAACAAATGAGCCGGCAAAGATCTCGGCTGCCGCTAACATCTCAAAGGGCAGCTCTACTCCTTCCATGTACTGCAATGCTTTGTCTCCAGTTAATGCTGTCATTTTAAAACCTCCAGTTTTGGGTTCAGATGTTCAGAGGTTCAAGGTTAAATAGTAAAAACCGTTGAACGGTGAACCGTGAACCTGATTAATTAAGTCCCCCGTACTTCTTGAGATCCTCTTTGTCCACATTCATCATTGTGGCCACGGTGAGTATGTCGTCGTTGAGATTTGCTTCGTCTGGTCCGGGTCCGGGTGAAATGTCGCTCACGGGTATGACGCTGCCTTTGGGCCGTGAAAGCACGATCACCTTGAATTGCTCCGGGCTTTTCAAGGCCAGGTCACGCGCCCACTTATCCAGCTCCTCAGGGGATGTTTTGCCTTCCTTGAGGGCCATAGCCACCAGGTCATCCTTTTTCATCTCGGCGATCTCCGTAGTGAGCGTTGCCACCTGCTGGCTGAGTACCTGCGCTGCGGTATCGGTCGATTTCAAGCTACCGATTGCCGTGATCACGTCCTCTTTTGTTGCATCCTCTTTAAGTGTGAGCACCTCCAGGATTTCCTTGCCGGCCTTCTCAAGTTCCTTATTTTTGGCCACGACCGCCTCAACGGCCTCGACCACCTTTGCCTCGTCGGCATCCGCTGCCAACTTAAATAATTTTTTAAGTTTTTCTAACATCATTGTCTCCTCTCCTGTTTTATGGTTATTAAAATCGCTATTCATTTTCGCCGTAATCGGATGCAGATTATTGATCTTCGGGAAGTTGGTCAGCGCAATATTCTCGATTTGAACGATTTTCCGATCTGCCTTGCGCACCCAAAACACCGGCGAGAAATAGCGGTATTCTTTTTTGGTGAGATATTCTTTTGCCTTTTCTGTCCATTCAACAACAGCCCATAAGCCTTCAGTCCCTTTCTTGATGAACTTGCGCAGCCAGCCTGCAGCCGGAGCCTCCTTTCCGGTGAGGGTCTGATGCTCGTAGTCGATCACCATGTCGTTTCCCCTTCGCTCAAACTCGCTTATGATGGAATCCATTGCCTCCTCGTCTACGAATGCATCCTCTTCGCCCTCGATTTCTACTTTTCCAAAAGGGAGCACCTGAAATTCACCCGGCGCACCCTCAATCTGTTTTAGGATCACATATGCTTTTTTCATTGCAGTGCCTCGAATTGAAGTTTTAATTCCTCTGGATATTTACTCATATCCGGCTGCCATTGATGTTTCGCCGGATTATGATCCCAGCCCGCATCCGGCATCTCCGGCGGCATATCCGACTTTATTTCTACCCCTTCAAGCTCCTGTTTGTGCACGGGATTTACCCCGCACCTGCAACGGTGTCCGTTTGGCGGATACCAGGTATCCCAGAAGGGGTGATCCACCGGATAAATTTTTCCATCTTGTGCTGCATGTTCAGGCCTGGTATCGGCATCATTGACCGCATCGTATTCCCAGCAGGGAAAGGCGTCTTTCTGATCCACCATCTGTTTATAGCGCCCCGTGTTATATGCAGTCTGCACGTTGTTACGAAAAACAGTTTCCAACCGATAGGGCGCCAGATCCGGCGGCGCCGTCCAGCCCCGTGTCTCAAATATGTCATCAACACGGTCCCTGAAATCCGCCAAAATCTCTCCCTCGGAGATTGCCTTTTCTATGGCGCCATGCATATCCACGAGCACGTCCATGCGCATTACCCCTGTGACGGTGAAGGCCGCTGCCCGTGCCTCCTGAGCCAGGGCATAAAACTCATCGGCAGTCATGGGCACCAGGCCCCTGAAGGCCTCGATTGCCTCTTCGAATGGTAGGGGTTTTAATTCCTCAATTCCCAATTCCTTAATTCCTCAATTCACCGCTTTGCGGTACTCCTCCCATACAACTCCGCCACATACATGGCTCGCGCGATCAATTCCTCCAGGTCCTTCTGATCCATCTCCCCATACAGCGCATACAGCCCGTCCCGGATCTCCTTGAGAGATTTTGCCTTTGCGATCAATTGTTTTACCGGCTCCTGGAGGCCATTCATGGCCCTTGCTGCGTTTTTTACGCTCTCCCCGACCAATCCCTCGATTTTTTCCTGTTCAGGGGTAAATTCGCCCTGTTTTGCCCCGACGATTCGGGACTTCATGGCAAATGGTCTCGAGGGGCCTTCCAGGACCGTCTCTCCCTTCTTTGGCATGGGGATCTTGAATCGTTCGGAAACATGATCTGCTGAAATGGGCTGATTGATCCCATGCAGGTTTTTGTATACCTCTGAGAGCATCTTCAAATCCTCCGGCGGCTCGAAATGGAATTTGAACCAGGGCAGTGGCGTATCCCAACCGAAATTATAGCCCACCAGGGGCCGGATAAGTTGCGACCGATAGGTCTTGCTCAAAGACTCATTGTCTGCCTTGACCAGGTCATGCCTGACCAGATCCTGCGCCTTTTCATTGCCCAGCTTTCCAGGGGTTCCCTCTGTGGTTGCCGTCTGTCCGAGAATAGCCTTTGACATCTCTTTGTTTGTGAAATCCGCGAGTGCCTTGTAGATATTCTCCTTGGCAGCGGCCTTCACCGTCTCGATGAACTCGATCTCGGTATTTTTTGAAATGATCCCGGCTGCGTCGCTGCCCAGGCTTTGGATGGCAGCCACTAAGGCATCTTTATCTTCTTTGTTCGCCCCGGTGTCATACTTGCCCAGACGCAGCGGCATGCCGAAGACCTCGGCAAAGGCAACCCAATCCTTGATCGCATAGTTTTTAAAAAGATACATCCAGGCGCAGGTTCGAAGTATGCCGGCGCGGGTATCATAGCCTGATCGCGCCTTGTATTTGTGATAGATGAGTTTAAATGGCGGCATCTCCTCGCCCTTGACCTGTTCGGATTCCGTGATGATGCGAGGCATTTCAAAATCTTTTTCCCAGAAGCCCTTGGCGTAATCGGAATAAAAAAGTGCTCGTTTCTGATGGATCCAGGTAAGGCCGGTGATCACGGCTTGCTTTCCCTGCACATCCCACTTGATCTCGGAAAGCGCAAACCCTTTCCCTATGGCATCGAGCAAATCAAGCTGGGCATTATCAAATTCTTGTATAGAGGAGATGACATCGGTTATGAAATCCCGAACCTTTTTATCCTCGGAACTCTCAGAATAAGGAAGGATCTCATATTCCAGGCCCAGCACCGCATTTTTTCGTGTCTGGAGCTGGGAAAAGAGATGCGTATCTTTCTCTTCCATCTCTTCAAAAAGCTCTGCCTGGCGATAGACATTGCCGGCGTCCGCCTCCTTAAAGATCGTGGCCAGGGTCTGCGGGGTGAGCCCCTGGCTTGGGTAACTCGACCATCTATCCCGGATTGTAGTGACCGCGATCTCCCTGGTCTCGGGCTTTTTCTCGACTTTGATCTCTTTGCCGAATTGATCTAAAATCATTAGGTTAATCTCGTTTATTGTTGTTCGGTTTCGCTACTCGTTTCGTTATTCGGTTGCGTGTTTCGGCGAGCTGCGCAACCAAAACCGTAACCAGTTTTTGCCCTTTAATACGCTCCTCCTCCCATCGCAAATCTGCGGGGTGTGACAGTTTCGTATTCCGCCGGCCCGAATGCCCCTCCCTGTACCTGAGCCACCGACCCTTCCAGGGCATCGGGGCCGTCATCGTGCACGTTCGGATCATCGATATAGATGAGCTGCTCAATCAGAATATCCTGATCCGACTGCCCCTTGATGAACCGGAGTTTTCCGAACTCGATGAGCGGCTGGAGCCGGTTCACGATCCTGGCGATCTTTTCGGTCGTGTGATGCTCCTTGATGAGCCGCACGTATCGCCTGGCCTTTTCCGCATGGGCCTTGTAGGAGTCCAGAAGAAAATCCTCGAACATATTTGTCTCAACACCCATGCCGCACCCGAACTCTTCGTCTATCTGCCAAACCATCTCCCACATGGCATTGATCGTGGCGTGCCGGATCCAGGCATGGAGCACATCCATGAGTCTGGTTTCCTTATCCTTCCCGACTACGACAATGGACTTGAAATCATTCCGCTCATTGCTCTTTCCGGAAGGATCCAGAAAGGCGGCAACCTGCCATTCCTTTCTGACCAGGAGCTCTACCTGGGGCACGCAGATAATCCAGTTTTCCTTGATGGAACTGTCCTCTGCGCCCACCATGTTGCGCATCTCCTTATTGAACCGCACCGTGCCCATCTGACGCCTGCGTTTCTCCAGGCGCTCCGCAGGCCACAGCGCCGGCCACAAGGGCCGCTGCTCGGGCTTGCCGTAATCGATCCAGCAGTCATAGACCCGTGCATGCGGATACAACCGCTCATCCGTTTCCTCATCTTTCATGGCGATGAGCTGGGAAAGCACACTCCGTGGCGCAAAGAGGTTTCCTACCATGAGCATTGAGTAGCTTCCTGCCAGCGAACCCAGCACCGCCTGAAGCAGCCAGTCGATTCCTTCCTTGACAAGCTTCGGGTTTTTGACGTTTTGATCGTTTTCAAAATCATCCACGATCACCCGATCCGGCCGGTACTGGCGGTGCTTTAATCCCCGCACCTTCTCACCCTTGCCGCGTGCCATCACCCGCACATTGTTGCCGGTCACAAAATCGTTTTTCATCCATGTGGCGGATCTACGTCCATACGGGCTCGAAAGCTCGCCGAAATCATGTTTGATGCGCGGATTCTCCTCCAACTCCGCACGGATCGGCAGGGTAAATCCCGTGGCCTGATCGTTTGAATCCGAGATGATCATGATGAAATGTTTCAGCTCGTAGGCGATATCATGCAACGGCACCCCGAAGGTAAAAAAGGTGCTCTTGGCGTGCTCTCGAGGGGCTGCCACCGGCACGATCTCCTCGGTCACATCCGCGAGCTCGCTCCATTCCTCGTGAAATTCCTCAAATTCGCCATAAAAGTAATGCGGCAAGTACGTGGCCAGAAAATACAGGCGATCCCATTGTGCGCAGGATTTCCGCTCTTTCTGCTTTTCCAGGGTATCGTCCTCAAAGGGCGAGACATTCTCCTGGATCCAGGCGGCCAGATCATCTGCCCACTGATCGAATCTATATTCGGTTATTTTAGGTCGCTTGCGCATGCTCTTCCTTCCATCTCTTCACAATCAGCCCGAAATGTTTTCCGAATAACTTCAGTGCCTGGGGATCCACCTCCTGGAGGATCTTCACGGCAAACTCCATATCCTCCATAAACATCTTTGGCCGGTCGATATCCGGCTCCTTTTCATCTCCTTTTTCCTGCTTGCCGATTGCCGTGCGCAAACGGCTTAACGCATAAATCTTTTGCGGATCAAGGCTTTCCAGGGCTTCCTTGGTGGCTTTCTGCAGCAGTCGAATGCTGTTATGCCGTATCTCGATATTGGCTGCCTGCATCTCCTTTTTGAGCTGATACCATCCCCGGTCGGATGACCACTGCTTTATCGTGTGCAGAGGCAGATCGAGTTTTTCCGCAATCTGCTCCTGGGTGAATCCGTCATAGACATACAGCTCCTCAGCCAGTATCCTGGTATCGTCGGGATAGCTCATCATTCACGCCCCAGAATCTTTTTCGCCTTGGCGATTTCATCAAGAATTTCCTTATATTCCACCCATGCGGCGAAAAGATCCGTCATTTGTGAAAGGGCAGCGTCTATTTCCAGCTCTTCATATTTCTCCAGGGGATCCAAATACGTCGGTATCGATTCAAGGAGCCCTTTTATTTTAAATTTAAGCTTTCTGGCATCATCCTGCCTGATCGCTAATCTTCCTTGATGCATCTGCCGTACCCTATCCATCAGCCGCCTCCTTTAATGACTTTCTTTTTGTTCACCCGTTGCATGGGACAAAATTCATTCTGCCGGATCTCCTCCGAGAGCTTGGTCATCGCCTGAGTGTTGACGATCACCACGTCCTTGAGGTCCGATGCCACGCTGTGATAATCATTGACCAGGCTCACATTGCTTTCATACATGCGGCGCTGCTCTGCCATGTCCGCCTTGTATTTATCTAGAATCTTGTAGACCTTTTTTTGATCAATCCACCAGAGCACTATAATCAGTCCAATCAGGCCGAAATTCTTGAAGACCTCGAAATATCCGACAAGGTTGATGGTTTCCATATTGCTTTAACCTTTTATCGCCTTAACAATATCAGCTAGTATGTTTGGTTGGGCAGGTTGTCCCGTGGCAGCACTATACCTCGCTTTTTTCTCCTTGCTTCTCATGCCGAAATATGCCCGTAAAAGAGCCGTGGGTGTTCCAAGTACCGTGAGCATCAGCGGCCATGACTCGGACAGTGCCTTGATCATACTCACGTGGTTCTGATAGATCGCCACTATCCACATGGACGCGAATGCAATGACAATGAACGCAATTATCTTGGCCATCATCAGCGCAATCTCGGGCCTGGTCGATGAGCCTGCTTTATCGGCCTCTGCCAGGGACCCTTGAATCTGAGTCCACGAATTGATCTCTGCGATCTCCACATCGATCTCTTTCGAGAGCAATTGCGCCTGCTGGTCAGCCGGTAAACCACTTATAGTCCGGCCGATCTGCTCCCCGGTAGCCTCAACAGGAAGTTTCTTCTCCTCGGGTAAAAACCCATTGACGAGATCTATGATCAGACCGCCTCCCGGGACGACATTCTTAAGAATCGCCGCTCCCGCTCTGCTAATGATATTTCCAAGCTTCATGGCAGATCTCCTTTTAGCTGTTGGCTGTAAAGGCGAAAATCAAAACAATCGTGCTTATGAAAATGATTATCGCCATAAGAATGGCCGTTCGTACTATCTCACGCGTAAATTGTTTCATGAGATTCCCCGTGCTTTTTCAAAATTCTTCCGTATCCCTGTGCCGATGGCTTTGGCCAGGGCAATCTGATGTTCAGGCTCCTTTAAAAAACGCCTGGTTTCGGGATTGGAAATAAACTCGCATTCCACCAGGACTGCGGGCATTGCGGTATGCCGGAGCACGTAAAAATTCGACTTCTTTGTTCGCCGATTGGTGTGATCCATGAATTTCTTGGTGAGTTCGGTCTGGATCCAGGTTGCCAGGACTAGTGACTCCTGAGAGGCGTGTGTATAGATATGGGTCGAGATTCCTTTTGCGGTGATCTGGTGAAAGGCATCGGCATGAATGGATACGAACACGTCCGCTCCCCAGTAATTGGCCAGCACCACCCTGCGCCCTAACGTCACCGGCTCGTCTTTTTCACGACTCAACCGCACGTCAAGCCCATTGAGCAGCAGCTCATAGCGGAGAAGAAAGCTAATGGATAGATTTAGATCATCCTCCTCGAGATAATCATATTTTTCACCCCAGGCAGCGCCGTTATCGCTGCCGCCATGACCGGGATCGATAAAGACTTTGTATGGTTTCATTCTGGCCTCAGTTAAGACTCACAAATACATATAGAAGCGGATCAATCGATATCCGCAAATACACACCCGGTGGAATAACTCCTTTAAAAGTTCGGGCTTTCGGATGCCGCCATCGTTTCTCTATCCGGTCGATGATTTTCCAGAGCATGATCCACCAATCCACCCGCCTTCGCTCTTTGAGCTACGGCGCGGTACATAAAAAAAGCCCGGCCCTCCGGAGATTTTTCTCCGAAGTAACCGGGCTGTGAAAGCCGCTCAATACCATCGGGCTGTGAAAGCCGCTCAATTTGTAGCGTAGAAGAGCTACGCTATATTTTGTATAGTTTTACAGGTATATATACAATATGTCAAGTTTTTTCAGCATCTTCAATTTTCTCGATATACACCCATTTTCCGCAGTGCTTGCATCTGGTTTTAACCTTACTTGTTTTGGCCTCCATTAAGATATGTTTACATTTCGGGCAGCGGAAAAAAGGGCCTGCATCCGTTTTCATTTCATCATGTCGCCATATTGATTTGTACCCGGGATTAATCGTCATTGCCAGACAGATCCTCTTTCACCTCATAATCAAATTTTTCAACTAACTTCTTTTTTCCGCCGATCATGAAAAGCCGCTCAACCGGCCACGTTTCCACAATTGAGCGATCCAGGCTTTTTGATATTTTAATAGCATCGGTATAGCTATGATGCTCCGCCCGTGTTAGCGCATCCCTGGGAAGCGATACTTTATATTCTTTGCCATAGAGCAGTATCCCCGCAGTGAGGTTCACCTGATCACGACCGTCAAAGAGCGTGGTCTTATTTTCTTTCATTAACCCGATAAGCTCCTTTTCCGTCGCCCGCATTCTTTCGCTCAACTGATCGATGCGCCCGCTGTACTTTTCAGTCACCGCCTTGATTTCATCTGCCGCAGATGCATCGAGGCGGGCGATCTTCGCCTCCTGCTGTGCGATTACTTGCAGTAGAATATTTGCGTGCTCCTCAATTGTCATGTCTCGCCTCCAGGTTCAATGCGATCTGGCCTACATATTCAGGCATATTAAGCTTTAGCAACCGTGAATTCTTTTTAAGAATTTTCAGTGCCCGTATCTCTTCCCGCTCCACACGTTCTTTGATTTCCGTACTGGATCGCAAAATATAATATCCATAATTATTGCGCCGTCTTGTAGAGGCAACCGGATACCCTTTCAATTGCAGTCTCTCGATAATTTTCCGCAAGGGCCTGGTGCTGTTGATTTTATCGTTGTATTCTTCGCCAAAGGTTTTTTTATACAACCCCAGCATGCTGATAGCCTTCTCTTCTCCAATGTGCTGTCCCAGGTTTAAGGCGGACAGCACAGTGGCCTCATCAGATGATAAATTTTCTTTCATGATCTATCTCCCTTGCCTAAATTATTTGCTATCCTTTTAAAATCGAACCGCCCCGGCCCACTTTGTGTTCGGCCTTGCGACTGCCGGGAAAATTCTCTCTCACTCTCTTCCTTTGCCGTAAGGCCCTCAGCGCTCAAACGATCTGCCGTCTCAGTTAAAATGCTGTAGAGGTAGCCATGCGTGGTGATCCTGATTTTATTCATGTCACACATAAGGATCATTCCCTTGACAATTTTTTGTCTGTCAGTGCGATAACGCTTCCCGTATCGTTCAAAGGTGAGTGTGCCAAAAAGCCTTGCGATCTCCTTTAATTTTCGCAGTCTTTTTTTCAGGCTCACAGTTCCATATTCTGACATTCTCCAGCAGTCGATATACTCATTGGCAATCCGCCAGTGCTGCCCCAATTTTGCAGCAATGTCATGGGTTTCCGACTGTTCCAATTCCCTCACGGCCTGTTCCATTTCAAAGCGTGATCCGCATTTCGGGCATTGTAGTTTCATGACTTTTTCGCCTCGTCTTTAACAAGTTTAACGATCTGTGCCACGGAGGCGATTCCGAAACAGATCACCAGCCACGGCCCCAGCCAGAACCAGTTCATGTTAATTGCTAGTACGATGTAGTCCATAATTAACTCCCTCCGGTCGTTATGTCCGTCGTTTGTTGTCCGTTGTCCGTTGCAACTGACGACTGACCACAGACAACTGACATTTGTTCCTCTTTTAACTCAGCGATCTTTGCCTCCAGAAGCTCTTTGCCCTTCTCACATTCCGCACATTTTTTGAGTCCTTTTCGATAGCGATTCATACACGCGGCCTCAGCCATCTGAAGATGCCACCGTTCACAAAAAAAGTATTTCTGTTTGCTCATAACATCCCCTGCGCTTCATCGAACATATCTATCACCTCAGATGATACACCGTACTCCTCGTCCGGATCGTCAAAATCCATCGACTCCGTAACCTCTGAACCTTTGAACCTTGAACCTTGAGCCTCTTCTCCCTGAACCTTCGTTAGAATCTCCACCATCCAATATTTATCCACCTTCCGGAAATCGATCACCGCCACATTCGCAACGATAAACTCCCGCACCCATTCCGGCCGGATATACCATTCATCCCCGCCCTGGGACTCTGTCCGTGCCGTGCCGCGCCGCTGCGCCGTGAGCCAGCCCCTGGTGATCCACCGCATGATTGAATGAGCATCAATGCCAAACAGCCGTGCCAGCGACCGCATAGTATAGCCGTTCATGGTAGCGCGGGAAAGATGCAGATGTTTTCGTTTGAGCTGGATCCCCTGCTGTGACCTTCGATATCCCGCACGTTTCAAATATTTTTGGATGACCGGTGTGCTCCGGTGCGCGCACTGCTTGAGGATCCAGATCTCGGTATCCGACCAAGGCGGCTCCTTTTTCTGCACGGGTACGACCCCGAGCTCGACCGCCCGTTTGCCCACCGCCCACCAGGGCATGCCGAATCGTTCGGCCAGTTTCTTGACCGGGCCTTTATACCGATCTTTCTTCCATCCCATTTTTACCCGCTCCAGGTAGAGCTTTATGATCTTCGCATCCATCTCAGCGGTGAACACATGTTTTCTTGGCTTATGTCCGGAATGGAACCGGTGTTTGCATGCCGCATTGCAGTATTTCGGGGCCGGAGCCCCCGGACCCCGGTATATCATTTTGATTTCCCCGCATGGGCATTTCACTTCATGGTATGGCATAATCTACCTCCGGGATCTCATTCCATTCCCGGCCATCGAGAATGTGGCCGGTTGATTTTTTATTAATCCCGCCCCACTGCTTAAAAAAGAACGGCACTCCCGCCGCCTGGCATTGATCTCTGATCGAACGGGGCCAGTCAGGATGCATGGGCCGTGCCCCTGGTCCGGACTCGCCGCCGCAGATGATCCAATCAATTCCATCATCTCGTGGCTCAATGTCGTAGCCCCAGTCATCCTCACCTGGCCCCCAGCAAACGGTAGTTTGTTGATATAACCATTCATCGAGATTAATCGGCCCTAACATCGGCTCGATGCTCACGCCCCGTTTGGCCGCAGGAATCTGCAACAAGATCGGGATCCGCTCATCTGCTCGCTTTTGATTTTCAACGCTAACCCCGAGCCAGACATTTTTTCGTTCATATCCATGTGGATATCTATGAGACAGAAACTCTAATGCCCTTTCCGGTCTTTTAGTCAGCACCATATATGTATGACCAGGTCTTTTTTTAACTGGCAAAATATCGCCATTCCGATCGTGAAATTCGCCCATTCGTTGCCATATTGCGAGAATATCGTATTCAGAGACATCTGGATGAAACAGATCACCCATCGAGCAGACAAATATCATTCGGGGCTTTTTCCAGCGGAGCGGTTGATACAGCCTGTCCGGATGAAACGTCACACGAAACGGATCATCCTTTGGATAACCGCATCGTCCCCGGAGTCGCTGGGCCATGCGGCGGGCATAGCAGTGTTCACACCCTTCGCTGATCGGTGTGCATCCGATGATCGGATTCCATGACTCCTCTGCCCATTCAATCTTTGTCGGCATCTCTCTTCCCCTTATATCCATGAAACGGCACAATATGATTTCTGGTGAACCGCCGGGTATATTCCTGCGAGAGCGCTTTCATATCCGCACGCAGCTTCATAATTTCATCGTTCAGTTCAAGAGGCTGATACATCTGCAGCATGATCGCCGCTCCCAGACATGCGCCCAACAATATAATCGCCACAAATCGTATCGTTGAAATCATATGCTAATGCTATGTTATTGTTATGTTAAACCCTGAACGGTGAACCTTGAACCTTTCAGTCCCATATCGCCTCGGTCTCCCGCTTGTTAGCCATATCAGCTGAAATGATCTTTGATAAATCATAATCCTTGTAAATTTCCCCTTTGGATTTCTTGCCTCTAAT